AGGCACAGATTATGAATCATATGACACGGCAGATTGCGGCGATGCTTATCGATAAGCGGGAGTGTGTGGTTCTGTAAATTAAAATTTTAGAAGGAGGCCAAAATGAATAAAGAGTCACTCACTCTGGAGGAGTTGCAGGAACTGGCGGGAAAACCTGTATACTGTCCAGAAATAGAGGCATACGGCATTGTTAAATGCGAAACCATAGGGATATGGGCGGGAGTACCGTTTCTGGTTGGAGCATGGCATAATGATGGGGTTGCCGTGAATTATGAATACAACATTACAGAGAGAAAACTGAATTGCTATAGAGTCAGCGAATATTAATATTTAGCGGAGGTAAGAGATGTTTTTCTTGGAGAGAAAAGAAAGCTATGCAATGCCAAATATTTTAGGAAATTGCTCACAACCGGTATATACATATCGCTGGAAAGCGATAGCGAAAAGTGAGACAGAGCGGCCACTATTAGATATGATTAAGGATATGGATGTTACAACGCACAGAATAGTATCTAATCAACCGAACTGACATTTTCGATACGAAGGGAGATTAAATTATGTGGAAGATTATATTTACATACCCCGATGGTGTTAAGGTGAAACTGACTAACAGTTCCGTTCGGATGGATAAGCGTATTGCTAACAAGTATTTTGATACCTACGGTTATAACTCTGACGGCGGGGTGTTCCAGCAGTATCCAAAGAAAAAGTACAGGCCCATAGCTATGGCTACTGTGGTGGATATCCTGAATGCTGGTGGAGATTTAGAGAAAGAGATATTAATTGATGCGGATGATTAGGAGGCAGGTATGAGAAAGAAAGGCAGTAAGCAGGCCAAGGTCAGCCGCATCGACCGCAGCAAGGCTCTGGCCGCCCAGGCTGACGAGGCCATCAAGGAGCGCATCCGGACGGCGCCGGCCTATATGTACACCAGCTTGTGCCCGGTCCCGGGACTGCGCAGGCTGCCGAAGGGAGTGATACGGTACTATGAGACAATGCTACATAGACAACGGGCATCACGGGTGTGATGGCCAGCGCAACAACAAGGGCAGGATACGGTACGGGTGCTGGGCGTGCCCGTACCTGGATGCGGGAGGAGGTGATGCCGATGGACAAGGTCATTCTAGTGGTGTATGCAGATGCCAGGGCCAGGATAAAGTTGGTGCGGGAACAGACGGAGAAGAAGCGCCGTAGGCTTGAGAAGCTGGAGCAGAAGGGAGTACGGGTATCGGATTCCGTGTCCTGCGGAAAGAGGGGAAAGAAACCACTGGGGACGGTGAAGATTACTGGGTATCCGCTACCAGAGCATGATAGGGCAAAGCATGAATACGAAAAACAATACAGTAATTTGATGCAAGAGGAGCAGGAACTTCTGGAGTTGCAGACGCGGGTTGAGGAGTACATTGCCAGTTTAAAAGACATTGAGATTCGAAATATCATGACGTTGTATTACTTGGAAGATATGACATGGGTGCAGGTTGCGCATGGTATGAATCGGCTGTGTCAGGGCAAGAGAAGGTGCTATACAGCAGATAGCTGTCGGGGAAAACATGACTATTATTTAAAAAACTTTTAGTTTCACGGTTTTCACGGTTTTAATGTGGTAATATTTAAGATGGAAGTGGTGTAAAAGCCGCTTTTAATCCTCCAAAGGATATTTGCCAGGAGCCCCCATCCTGGCACTAATGCGAGGTAGAGCAGTCTGGCAGCTCGCCGGGCCCATAACCCGGAGGCCGCAGGTTCAAATCCTGCCCTCGCTATTCAGACAGATATTACAGAGCCTTGATTTTCTCCTTTGGATGAGTCCCTGCCAGTGCGGTGGGGACTCATCTTTTATTGTGGAAGGTGGTGAGTTTGATTGGCGTTGACACAAAAACAGAAATTGTTTATTGATGAATATTTAATTGACTTGAATGCCACTCAGGCCGCCATCCGCGCAGGATACAGTCCACGCAATGCGGACAAAATAGGGTCTGAGCTACTAGGGAAAACTAGAGTTTCAGACGCGATAAAGACAGCTATGGCGGAACGTTCAAAGCGGACGGGGATTAACCAGGATCGGATTTTAATGGAGCTTGCTAAGATAGCCCTGGTAAATCCCGAAAAGGTGGTGAACTTTGATGAAGCTACAATCCGGGAAGATGCGTTACCTGAAGATTTAGCTGCCGTGGCTTCGGTTAAGGTCAAGCGATTCCCGACAAAGGATGGCGAGGGTATTGAGCGCGAGATAAAATTTTACGACAAAACCAAGGCGCTGGATTTGGCAGGCCGCCATCTGGGCATGTTCAAGGACAAGCTGGAGCTGTCTGGTGGACTGGATACTGAAAAGACTAAACTAGATGACCTGCTCCAACAGATGCGTGGTGGTGGCTAATGAGTACGGAGAGATTATTATTGTCAGACAAGTACAAGGCATTTCTCCGTTGTGATGCACCGGTGGAGTTTCTGGAGGGTACTACGGCGGCCGGAAAGACCACTGTGGGGTTATTTAAGTTCATGCTTAAGGTAGCCGAAAGCCCCAAAAAGCTTCATATCCTGGCTGCGGATGACACAGGTGCCGCTGAGAAGAACATCATCCAGAAGGACCTAGGCATCCTGGATGACTTTGGCGTACTGGTGGAGTACAAAGGTAACGGCGGAGGCGGATATAACATGCCACACATCCTCTTCCACACATCCGGCGGAGATAAGATTATTTTCGTGGTTGGCTATGGCAATAAACGCAAGTGGAAGGATGCCCTGGGTGGTCAGTACGGATGCTTGTACATTGATGAGATTAACACAGCAGACATTGAGTTTGTGCGTGAGGCCGCCATGAGAAGCGATTACCTGATGGCCACACTCAACCCGGATGACCCTGGCCTGGATGTGTATAAAGAGTACATCAATTGCTCCAGGCCGCTCCCAGAGTGGGAAGATGAAACACCAAAAGAGATAATGGATGAATTGCAAGAGGAACCAAAACCCGGCTGGGTACACTGGTTCTTTTCTTTTGTCCATAACCTGGGACTGTCAAGGGAGAAGCTGAACCAGATAATGACCAATACCCCGAAGGGCACGAAAATCTGGAAGAATAAGATTCAGGGCCTGCGCGGTAAGGCAACCGGCCTTATTTTCTCCAACTTTGAGCGGTCCAAGCATGTCATCACAGTCAAGCAGGCCAAGGCACTAAAATTCAAGAAGTTTACAGCCGCCCTGGACACGTCCTACTCATCCAAGTCCCCGGATACCATAGCCATGATATTCCAGGGCATTACGGAGGACAGGAAACTTGTCACCCTGGCCGAGAAGGTCTACAACAATTCCAAACTTGATATACCACTGGCTCCTAGCGACACGGCGGTCAAGTTCGTGGCCTTCCTGGAGCAGTGCCGGAAGGATTGGGGATTTGCCAAGGATGTGTACATAGACAATGCGGACCAGGCAACCATCACAGAGCTGCGCAAGTATAAGCGGCTTAAGGGCTGCCTGTATAATTTTTACGATTCCTACAAGCGGCCGGAGATTCTGGACCGTATCAACCTGCAGTTGGGCTGGATACAGCAGGGATGTTACCTGGTGGTGGATACCTGTGCGGAGCACCTGTCCGAGTTAGACCGGTACTCGTGGGATGACGAGAAGGATAAGCCAGAGGATAGGAACGACCATACCATTAATGCCAATCAGTATGCGTGGATACCATACCGGAACCTGATTGGATTTGAGGAGGCGATAAAAAGTGATAAGTAGAGATTGGGAGCGTAAACAAAACGAACGGAGAAAAAGGCTTCTGAAAAAGGCATGGGAGGAATGGGAATCGTGGACGCAGAAAGAGCGGGATATCTGGAACCTGGAAATGATGCAGACCGACATAGCGTACATGTCATTGGCCTACCGAAGCGGGTACCACGCATCGCTGGGGCGTGCAATTGCAGTGCTTAAGGAGGTTGAGAAGAAATGAGGTGGTTAAGCAACATGAATGAGACAATTAAACGTGGCATTCGTACCTGGCTGAATGTGGTTCCGGCCAGCGGGAACTGCATCCAGATTAACGAGGTCCTGGACTTCGAGGCCAACGCAATCCGGAACCGCATATGGTACCGTGGCGATGGTAACGAACTGGAGCAGATGTACCAGCAGGCTCCAGAGTATGCTGACAAATATAAATTCTGGGCCAGCAGGTGCACACCAGGAATGGAGATGCGGAAGATACATACGGGACTGCCAGGCTTGACTGTCCGTATCCTGTCTGGCATCGTTTTGGATGACATGAACGATTTTGACTTTGCAGAAAATGACCAGCAGCGGCAGCTGTGGGAGGACATAGCAAAGGATAACAAGTTCGCGAAGAAGATGGAGAAGGCATTGAAGGAAGTCCTGTACATCGGGGACGGTGCCTTCAAGGTCACGATTGATACGACCGTCAGCGAGTTCCCCATCCTGGAATGGTATCCAGGGGAACGAGTTGAGATTGTCCGGAACCGGGACCGGGTGAAGGAGGTCGTGTTCAAGACGCCGTATAAGGCTGGCCATCAGCAGTATGTCCTATATGAGCATTATGGATATGGTTACATATACAACGAGTTGTACAAGGGTGACACTTCGGTGCCCCTCAATGCTATCGACGCCACCAAGGGCATCAAGGACACGAAGTTTGATGATAATGTCATCCTGGCAGTACCCTTGCAGGTGTATGAGTCCACCAAATATGAAGGACGCGGCGGCAGCATCTTTGATGGTAAGCTGGACAGCTATGACGCCTTTGACGAGGCCTGGTCCCAGTGGATGGATGCTCTGAGGGCCGGCCGTGCCAAGACATACATACCTGAGTGCCTTGTGCCGCATAATCCGGAGACCGGTCAGGTCATCAAGCCAAATCCGTTTGATGACCGATATTTTGCCTCTGATAACGACATGTCAGAAAGTGCGGATAACAAGGTCAACGTGGTGCAGCCGGCAATACCCCATGACAGTTATCTTGCATCTTACTGTACAGCACTGGACCTTTGTCTGCAGGGGGTCATAAGTCCCAGCACTTTGGGCATTGATGTCAAGAAGCTGGATAATGCTGAGGCTCAGCGTGAGAAAGAAAAGGCTACCCTGTATACCCGGAACGCCATCGTGGAGGCGCTGCAGGAAACACTGCCTGAGCTGGTGGGGGCAACCATCAACGCATATAACTTCCTGCATGGAAAGGCTGCGGAGGAGGTCAAGGTGGACATCCCATTCGGCGAGTACGCCAACCCATCCTTTGAGAGCCAGGTGGAGACCCTGGCCAAGGCCCGGCCCGGTGCTCCTATGATGAGCATTGAGGCCCAGGTGGAGGAACTGTATGGGGACAGCAAGGATGAGGCGTGGAAGCAGGAGGAGATTGCCCGGCTGAAAGCGGAGCAGGGTATTGCAGAAGTGGAAGAACCCGGAATCAGTATGTCTGCCGGTGGCTTCCAACTAAACATGGGGGGAGGAAAGGCATATGAAGGTCAAGGTAATGAACCGCCTGTACCAGATGAACCAGAAGGAGTACCAGGGGCTGCTGCAGGTGGCAAGTGAGCAGGTGCCATTCGGGATATACGCCATTGAGAAGCAGGGATATGCAGAGCTGCGCTGTGATAAGTGTAGCAGCGTCACACAGCTTAAGAGTCTGACACGGCAGTTTAAGGCGCAGGGGTTCAAGGTGCATGCAAATGGGAGGTGATGCCGTTGACAGAGTACGATATCGGCGCCGCCTTCAAAGCCATAGAGGATGAGCTGATTGCCTCCATGATTCGCAACATGGACCGACACCGGGCCGAGGAAACCAAGGAGGGCATTGAATGGTCCATGTGGCAGGCAGAGCAGCTCAAGGCCCTGGAAAAGTATAAGAGGGACAACGAGAAGCGATACGGAAAGCG